ACCAGAACCTTTTGATCCAGTATATCCTATAGAACCATTATAACCTTTTGAACCAGTATAACCAACTTCAGTGCTTGCAGAACCAGTATAACCTGATGCGCCAGAGCCAGCATATCCAATTGGACCTTGTGAACCACTATACCCTATAGAACCAGTATAACCAACTTCAGTGCTTGCAGAACCAGTGTATCCAGCACCCATTGATCCTGTATAACCAAGTTGTCCTTGTGATCCTATAGAACCCGCATATCCTCTTGCACCTTCTGGTCCTTCAGCAATACCAACCCATGTACTTTCATTATCATAATAGATATTTAAAATACCATTATCAGTATCAAACCAAAGCAATCCATCATCTGGTGTGTTTGGTGCTGCAGAAGAAAATATTGCTTTAGCTATACCAGCCGAACCTTTATATCCAACCGAACCTCTATATCCAGCAACATTTTGTTTAAATCCAAAATATTTTATTTCTATATCAGATTCTTCAATTGGAATATCAATGAATGTTATTGTTGTTCCAGATACAGTATAATCTATTTCTGGAATTTGTACAAGTCCATTTACACTTACAAATATTGATGTTGCAGCATCAACGTTTTCATTCATTGTATAATTAGAAACACCAGTAGAAATAATTCTTTGTGCTGCTCTTGGTGCAGCTGTACCAGCTGATCCTACATACCCAATTCCAGCTGATCCTGTAAATCCTGTTAGACCAGTTGATCCAAGATAACCAGTTGCACCACGATCACCCGCAGAACCTTTATACCCTACTGTTGTTACAGCATTCCAAGCACCACCACTGTAGATATAAAGAACTTGTGCATCTGGATTCCACCATAAAGTTTGATCCCCACGAAACCCAGGAGATGTTGGTGCAGGATCAGTTGTTGAAAATAAAATATTTACTGCATCAATACCTTTTGATCCTTGATATCCAACACTACCACGAGAACCAAAATAACCTATAGAACCAGTGTATCCGATACTTCCGTTATAACCAATTGGTCCCCTAAATCCTTGCGGTCCTTGTGGACCTTGCGCCCCTGTATCATCTGCGGTATAATAGCGGATTTCTATATCAGAAGTGGATAATGGTGCGGTTGTAAATGTAACAACAGATGAAAAAACTGTATAATCTACTTGTGGAATTTGAATTAGCCCATTGACAATTGCCAAAATATTGGTAGAATTAGCATTTGGGAAATCTATATCAAATTCGTCTTGTAAACCATCTCCTACAAAGGATTTGCTGTAAATTTCTAATGACATTTTTGGTCCATTTTTTGAACATAAATATAGTTGATCCATTTATTTATGATAACGTGAGGTAGTTATGAGAACCCCTTCTATTGCAATTCTTGATCTTATTGGCTTAGTTTATGATGGGTCTACCCTGTCTAAAAAGGGTCTTGGGGGATCAGAATCAGCCGTAATTCTTATGGCAAAAGAATTAGCAAATCTTGGATTTCCAACAACAGTTTTTAATGCTTGTAATTATGATGATGCTATTCCAGGCATTTATGATGGTGTGACATATCGATCTGTTGAGAGTATTTCTCCAACAGAAAACTTTGATATTGTAATTTCTTCTCGCACTGTCGTACCTTTTGTTCCCAATCATTATTATGAAGCTTATAACCAAGCAACAAGATTTCCATGTAAACTTTTTGAAGGCATTCGTAATAATGCAAAGATGAAAATTCTTTGGATGCATGATACATTTTGCAATGGTGATATTAATGTAGAAGACCTTGCGGTTCAAGGATACATTGATAAGATTTTCACACTTAGCGATTTCCATACTTCATATGTCACAACTTGTGATCATGGCAAACGTAGAAACTTTGAAGTATTGAAGAATAAGATTTTTCAAACAAGAAACGGAATGGTCAAGTACTTTGATGAAGTTGATGTATCATTAAAGGATAGAAACTTATTTGTATATAATGCTTCCGTTACAAAAGGGATGCTGCCTCTTATTGATAAAATTTGGCCTAAGATCAAAAGAAATATTCCAAGCGCCAAGTTGAAAATCATTGGTGGATATTATCAATTTAGGTCTGATTCTCCTCTTGATGAACAAGGAAAGACACACCAGAAGCTTATTCAAGAACAAAAATATAAAGACCTTGATATTGAATTTACTGGTATTATCAATCAGAAACAAATTGCGGAGATTTTATCTCAAGCAAACTTTTTTATATTTCCTGGCGCTTTTCCAGAAACCTTTGGTATTTCAACGTTAGAAGCACTTGCATATAATGTTCCTATTCTTGCAACAAGATTTGGTGCCTTAGAAGAAACAGCAATTGAAAGATCATCTTATTTTATTGATTATGCAATTGAACCAAATGGATTATTCCCAAATATTAATACTGATCAGCAAGTAGAACATTTCGTAAGCATGACATTACGTGCTTATAATGACACATATCTACACCAACAAAAACAATATCATTGTAATATTATAAAAGATATTTGTACATGGGATACTGTTGCTCTTCAATGGAAGCAACTTTTCTTTAAGACATTTGGTTTATATCTTTCAGTTGATGAATATAGAAAAGTAACATATATCAATGATAAAGTGCATCGTGTATTTGGTCGCAGATTTAGTAATAGTCTGGAATGGAATACACGTAAAGAAGGTAAAGAGCAACCAATATACATCATAAGTCCATTCTATAATGGAAAGGATTATCTTGAAAAATTAATTAAATCTGTATCAACACAAGATTACGACAATTATACACACATCATGATTGATGATTGTTCTACTGATGGTTCATATGATCATATTCTAGAAATTTTAAGTACTTTTCCAGAAAGTCTTGCTGAGAAATTTACTGTGTTTAAAAATAGCATCAATAAAGGTGCAGTATTTAATCAGATCAATACAATAAGAAATATTGAACCAGATGCGCTCATCATGCTTCTTGATGGTGATGATGCTCTTGTGCCAGATAATAATATTTTGAATTACTACAACAGTCTTTTTGCAAACGATAAAACAGAATATGCATATGGAAGTTGTTGGTCATTGGCAGACAACATTCCATTGATTGCACAACCATATCCAAAATCTGTACGGGAATCAAAATCATACAGACAACATAAATTTAATTGGGGTATGCCATATCCGCACTTGAGAGTTTTTAAAAAGAGACTTCTTGATAACATTGATGATTCTGTTTTTAAAGATGAAAATGGTATGTGGTTTATGGCTGGAGGAGACAATTCAACATTTTATAATATCATTGAACAAGCAGACCCAAATAAAGTAGTGGCTGTTCAAGATATTTTTTATCTTTATAATGACATGAATCCATTGAATGATTATAAAGTAAATGGTGAATTACAAAATAAAAATGCTGAAAAAATTACTGGTTCAGAAAAAAGGATGGATGAAAACATGAGTCAGCGTGTAACAAATTTTACTGATTGGCTTGAGCAGAATAAAGAAAACCTAAAGGAATCTCCTTTAATTTATTCTACCAAGCCAAAAGAAACAAATGATAATGCAGTGGAAAGATTAAAAGAAATTGCTTTGAAAGCAGTTGAAATAAATCAATCACGTAAAAAAGTTCTTATTGCAATTCCAACTGCAAAGAACATAGAACCTACAACTTTTAAATCAATTTATGATCTTGAAATTCCAGATAACGTAGAAGTAGATTTTCAATACTTCTATGGATATAACGTAGATCAAGTAAGAAATTTGATTGCAAGTTGGATTGTCAATGGAGATTATGATTATTTGTTCTCTGTTGATTATGATATTTCATTTGCAAAAAACACCTTAAAGAAATTGTTAAGTCATGATAAGGATGTTGTGTCTGGTGTATATCGTCAGAGATTTCATGAGCATCAAACTCTTGAACTTTTTGAGTCAAATGACAGAGGTGGATTTACACACATGCCATATGAAAAAATCAAAGGAAAATCTGAACCTGTTCAGATTGGAGCATGTGGATTTGGTTGTGTGTTAGTTAAAAAGAAAGTAATGGTAGATATTGGATATCCACAATTCCAATATCATTCAGCAATCGATCATAAAGACACATTCTCTGAAGATTTAGATTTCTGTAGAAAAGCTGGTAAT